GTCGTATTCGTGCAATTATGAATGGTGGACCTGATGGTATACAGGCGTTACTAGGTGATAACCTAAAAGGTTTCCAAGATTGGCAAGTACCTGTACCAAACCTTATGATGTCAGGACTAGAGCATTTGTCACAAAAAATTGGTCGTATTCCTAATTTAAAAGTAGATGTACCTAATGGTAAGGATAGCGATAGAGCAAGACAGAAAGCCGAAAAGATTGGCAGGATTGTTAATGCGTATGATGAGGTACAAAAACTAGATTTACAAATGCCACAAGTTGGTAGATGGCTACCAGGTTATGGTTTCTCTGTATGGGTAATTAGAGAAAAGAAAGATGCTAATGGTACACCATACCCTTGTGCAGAACTTCGTGACCCATACAACTGTTACCCTGGTTACTTTGGTGCAGACCAACAACCTAAAGATATGGCTATTGTGAGAAGAGTTCCTAAAGAAGCTCTTGCAAGAACTTATCCACAATTTGCAAATAAGATTATGTCTAAGGATGCGTACAACACAGACTTCAAAGGTGTAGGTAGTGCGTATGCTTCTGCATATACAGATTCGTATAATGGTTCTTGGGCTAACAGTAACAACGAAGGTGACTTAATTGCAGAGTATTACAACTTAGAAGGTACATATATTTTCCACATGACCTCTGCAACTATTCTTGACTTCATACCAAATCCACTTGATAGTGGACCTGCATTTGTTATAGCTAAGAAATTTAGCTTTGACAGATTGCAAGGACAGTATGACCAAATCATAGGACTTATGGCTTCTATGGCAAAGATTAATGTGATGTCAATAATAGCAATGGAAGATGCAGTGTTTACAGAAACTAACATTTCTGGAGAGATAGAATCTGGACAATATAGAAAAGGTAGATTTGCAGTAAACTATCTAGCTCCAGGAACACAAGTTTCTAAACCAGCATCTAATGTTCCTTATCAAATTTTCCAACAGATAGATAGAATAGAACGACAACTTCGTGTTGGTGGTTCATATCCTACAACTGATGATTCACAGTCACCACTAGCATTTGCTACTGGTAGAGGACTTGAAGAGTTAGGTGCATCTATGTCACTTATGATTAGAGAGTATCACACAGTTATGTCTGATGCTATAGAGATGATTGACACTAAGCGATTAGAGTGGGATGCAAAAATGTATGGTGGTAATGCTAAGTCACTGTCTGGTTATATGGACAATACTTTCTATTCAGAAACATACGACCCAGGTAAAGATATTACTTCTTACAAGACACGAAGAGTGTATGGAGCTATGGCTGGATATGATGAACCACAGAAGATAGTCACAGGACTACAGTTACTACAAGCTGGTATTATTGACAAACAAACTCTACAAGAAAACCTTGATGGTTTAGATAACCTTGTTAGAGTTAACGATAGAATTACAAAAGAAAAAGCAGATAACATACTGTTTGACACTTTGTTAGCACAAGCTCAACAGGGTGACCCTAAAGCAACTATGGCTGTTGTGCAGATAAGAAAGAATCCAGATGATATGCAAAATATTTTAGATAAGTTCTTTACAGCAGAAGAGCCAGAAATACCAACAGCTGAACAAGAATTGCTTGGAGGAGGTGCCTTGCCACCACAAGGTCCTCCACCTGGCATAGCCCAATTACTTGGTGGACTAGGAGGATAATGTCTATAGATAATAAGTTTGAAGAGATAGTAGATTTCTGTCTAGTTGATGTTGATGAGTTAGGTGATGATATTATTTTAAGAGAAAACATTCAAGGTAAAGAATATACAGACCAAATGCCACCAATGGTATTTCCTTTTGGTTATATGATTATAAGTTCTACTTTTACATTTTTTGAAGAAGAGGATGAAGATGTCGACCAGGAGTAAACCAAAAAAAACAGTAGCTAAACCAGAATATACAGGTTTAACTTATGGAACTACAGGACCTACAAATGATTTAATTCCTAAAGAAGATAAAAGAAAATATAATCTTCCTCCTGTATCTACTGCAAATAGTCAAGATAATACTAGAAATATAGAATCAATAGAAGAAGAAACAGCAGTTGCATCAAACGCAGGTGGTCAACCTACAGCAGTTGCACCTATGAACATGGGTAATTTATTAGATATAAAAAGAGAAAGTGAAAGACCAAACGAAGATTTAACAGCTGGAGCTTTTGTAAATAACATAAGTCCAACACAAGCAGGAGATTTAGATTACTTAGTCTTAGCAGACTTAGCTGACAATAGTGATGTAGATGCTATAAGACAAACATTTAGTTTTTAATTATGGCAAATCAATCTATTGGACCATACACATTTGGTGAAGAGTATAACCAAATAACAGAGAAAAGTAGAGCGTTAGAATTATCCTACAACAAAAAGAAAAATCAATTTACATTAGACCAAGTAGAAAGAACTAAAGAGTTAGCAGAGTTATACCCTACTGCAGCATCAGGACTAGTATCATCTGCTGTTTTAAAAGGACTTGATAATAAAGCCTTTGAAGAACTTTTAAAACTACAGTATAAAGCTGTACCTAAATCACAACCTGTATTTCCTAATGCACAAGGTAATGATGTTTTAAATTCAGCAATGTTCAATTCAACTTATGGAAAAGTTTTTAATGGTATAGGACAAAAGTTCAAACTACCAGAAGGAGCAAAATTTTGGAATAAAGGTACATATTCAGATGAACCTGTTTATGGAAAGTTTAAAGGAATGTTTAGATTACTAGGACTAGTTGGAGAATCTTTAGCTAATAGTACTGTCGGTAAGCCCTCTAGAGCTTTTGTAAAAACAGCAAGTGATACATTTGAAGGTCCTATTAGTTCAATAGGAGAAATAAAAAGAATAGAAGCTGAACAATTAGCACAAAGAGCACAACAAGGCGACCCTAATGTAACAATGTATGATGTTGCTGTTGCTAGAGAAGAAGCAAATAAAGCAGATAGAATAGGTCAAATAGCAGGTTTTGGATTAACTTTATCTGGACTTCTAGGACAAGGAGCACCAGCAGGTTTAAGAAAAACAGTAGGTAAAACTTTTTCAGATAACTACAAAAATGCTGGACCATCTGTTGCAGGTGTTGCTTTAGAAAAAATAAGGGATGGTCAAAATCCTGGTGCAGTATGGAAAAGTTTTGGTGAAGGTTACTTTCCACAAGGACCAGTAGTAGCAGAAGCACTAGAGCAACAAGAAGCATACAAGTATCGTGGTAGAAATATAACTCCTGGAAGATACATAGAGGATTTAATAGGTATAGAGCAAGGTAATAAACTTTATGGTGGAGTTTCAGGAGCAATAGACTTTTATAAAGTACTTGCAACTGACCCATTTTTAGTAGCAGGTAAAATAAGCAAAGGTGTTAAGTTTGCTAACAGTGTACAAGGTAAAGTACAGAAAGCATACAAAGCAGGAGATGTAGAAAAAATACCAGGAATTATTGATGAGTTTTTAGTTTCACCAAAATCAAATACTTTTTTACAAGCATTTGCAGATTCAAATGATTTTAAAAGAATATTTGATGCAGTAAAAGATACTGAATTAGCATTGAATTTAACTAAATCAAAAAATTTAGATGAAGTAACAGATTTATTTAAAACTTTTGTATCTAAAAATCAAGGTATTGGTGTACCTGCTTTAGTAAGGTCTAAGAATAGTTTTGGTTATAACAAGAATCTAGTAGATGCTTTAAGTAAAAAAACTAAAGGTTCAAAAGCAGCTTACTCTAAATTTGGTGAATGGACTCCTGATGCTGGAGCAGCGTATAAAGATATTGATGACTCTGTACGAGTATACAATCAATGGATGGTTGAATTTAAAATGCCTAAAAATATTGCTAATCAACTTATGCAGGAATTTGCTGGGCATACACTCGCAGGTAATAGGTCGTTAATGAATAAAGTTTTATACGAAAAAACTCCTTTACAACTTAAAGCATTGTTAAAAGCTGATGGGTTTTCAAGCAAAACTTTAAAGTATGTAGAGGAATATTTTAATGAGTTACAAGGTATAGGCAGAGGAAATTTGAACATAAAATCCTACTGGGCAAAATTAGGAAAAACAGAAGGTGGACAAAAACCTGCTATAGAAAAAATGTTTCATGGACAAAGAAGTATACCTGGAGCAGATGGCTCACCAATACCATTAGCAACACCTTTTGATGTAGGACAACATTTTAATGATGTATGGAGTCTAGGTAAACCATTAGATATTAGAAGAGCTTTAGGAACAATAGAAAAATATGTAAACATTGATGTAGGTCAAACTAAAATTTCTAAATTAGCAAAAAGTTTTATTGATGATTTGCCTGAAACAAGTAAAGCTAAATTACCAGTACAAAACTTAATAAAAAATGTTGAATTAAAAGCTGATTTCTTTTTAGATTTTGCACCTGATGCTATAAGAACTATTCCTGATGCGTTATGGCCTTTGCAAAAAATATGGACAGGAGCACAATTAGTTACAAGAATTGCTTGGCCTTTACGATTGTTTGGAGAAGGACAATTTAGAATGGGTCTTGATGGTTTAGATAACTGGATAGAATCTCCAATGTCTACTTGGGTTTGGGCTAATTATTACAATGATGTTCTCGGAGCTCCTTTTAGAAAAGGAATGACACCAAGTAAACGAGCTTATGATGAAATAGTGCAAGGCATAGTTGCAGATAGACCAGCAAATGTTTTTGGTAAACAAGCACAAAAAGAGTTTGTACAAAACAGTTGGATAAAAACACAAAAAGAAACTATTGACAAAACAAGCTACACAAAAGGATGGCAAGTAAATTTAAAGTGGCCAATGGAAAGTGATTTAGCACAATCAGTAGCTAGAGAACTATTAGATGGTTCAGATTTAGTAAAAACAAAATCACAGTTTTGGTCTGGTCCATTAAAAAAAATAAGAAACGATTTAAACGATACTAGATATGATTTTGATGGTAAACCAATGCAACCATACACAAATCTAGATGATTCTAACCAATATGTAGACGACTATAGAGAATGGATTTTAGATTTAACTAAAGGTGATGAAGAGTTATTAACACTCATTGCAGACAGAAGATTAAGCTATCAAGGTAGCACTATCGTGTTTGATGATTTTGATAGATGGACACCTGCTAATCAAAAACTACTTAAAAAGTTTTTAGATGATAAATATGATAATGTAGCTCCTGACATTTTACCTATACCTGATTGGATTGTTGACAAACAATTTGGTAAAAGAACTAGAGGGTTTTTTAACAAAGCATCAGAATATTTATGGTTTACATTAGGAGAATTACCAGATTCAGAACTGCAAAGAATACCAACATTCACACAGTACTACTGGCAAAACATAGCTTCTCAACTTCCATTCGGTGATGCTGCTTCTATTAGACACTTTGATGATTTAATTAAACAATCAAAAGTTCCTAAAGAAGTAGAAGAGTTGTATGTTGCTGGTAAAAACGCTGCTATTAAAAAATATGGTTCTTTAGAAAATGCTAGAAAAACATTACCTGAAGAAATGATATTGACTATTGATGAAATGAATGATGCTGCAAAAGGTTACGCTCTCACTATGCATGACCAATTATTGTATAATTTAAATCAAAAAGGATATGTAGCTGAAGCATTAAGATTAGTCTTTCCATTCCTAGAACCCTGGAAAGAAATAGTATTTAACTATCCACGACTGTTAGCAAAAAATCCAGCTGGTTTAAGAAAGATACAGTTAGCTACAGACAAAGGAACTAACAATGGATTCTTTTATACTGACCCAGTTTCAGGAGAAAAGTTTTATGTAACTGCGCCTACTGATTTGACAGAGTATGTATTTGGTTTAGAAGATAGAGATTTGACAGGATTAGAAGAAGATGTACAAATAAGATTAAGCTCACCAGTACAAGGTGCTAACTTGTTTACACAATCACCATTACCAGGACCAGGACCTGTTATGAAATTTGCATATAAAGTACTTAAAAAATTTATGCCAGAGTCACAATGGACACAAGATGTAGAAGATATAATATTTCCTTATGGTTTAGGTGACCCAGGAATAGAAGGTGCTACAGTTGGACAGTTACCTGTGTATATGCAACAAGCGTACAATACAGGAACTGAAGGTCAGTTAAATGATGAAGCATGGGCTAATGATGTAGCTGCTGCTTCTAAGATAGTTACGAAAGCATTTATGGAGGGATTTTTACCATACGACCCAAGGACAGATGAAGGGAGAAAACTCTTTGAACAAGATTCTATTGAGTTAGCTAAAAGACTTAATGTTTTTGAAAGTATGGCTAAAGGAATAGCTCCATCTTCACCTAGAGCAGAAGCAACATTTAAATTACAGTTAAGAGAAAGATTAGAAAATCAATCTGATTTTTTAGATAAAGATAATTTAATTGAAGTACTTGAAGCATTTATGCCTGCTGACTTTGAGTTTGGAAAATATGATGATGATTACTTTAGCAATTCAGTTATAACAGCAATATTTAGACAAGCACTTAATACTGTAGAGCCTGGTGAAGAGTATCTAGCATATCAAACTATAGCATCATTAATTGGTGGAACTCCTGAAGATTGGGATTCAATATATACTGCTGCATATTTAGTACAAGGTAACACAACTACAAAAGGTTATTCACTACCTTCTACAGAAGAAGAGGTTGAATGGT